TTGTTGGCACACGCATATTTGGGTTGCAGGCTGTGCTTCAGGAATTGAAGTATCTGGATCGCACTCTCTACAAGGAGATTGAGAAGCAGATTGCTGCACCGTTGAAAACAAAGATTGCTGAACCTGTTGGTTTGGAGTTTCCTGATAGACCTCCGTTGTCTCGTTGGGTGGCGAGCAAGGGAACTGGGAAGGACAATCTGAAGCACGGTAAGCGCAGTGAGGGTTCGTCTCGTTTCCCTTATTACGATCCGTCACGAGCCAGAAAAGGTGTGAAGGTTGTTGTTGGTGGGCGCAAGAAAGTTGATGTGCTGAGTGGAAAGACTGAGTATCCAATCGCCAGAATCAAGCAGGGTGATGGTGCTGGTGTGGTCTATGACATGGCTGGCACAAAGAATCCAACATCACAATTTGTTCAGAACCTGACTGGTGCTGGATTCCCCAATCCGTCTCGTGTGATGTGGGATGGTGTAGAGAAACGCTACCCACTCATTCAGCGTGAGATTGAGACTATTCTTCAATACGCTGAAGATGAAGTGAGTGGTCGTTTGTCTGCTCGTGGCGGTCTGTCTGGCTATCAGGCAGCGTCTGCTAGGGCTTCTTCTCAGCCACGCAACCCCACGACAGGAAGGTTCGGTGCGTAACACATGGCTGTTGTAGTACCTATTATCAGTTCGTTTGACAGTCGTGGAATTGATCGTGCCGTTCGTCAATTCTCCAAACTGGACAAAGCAAGCGACAAGGCTGCGTTCGGTTTGCGAGCGATGGATCAGGCTGCAACTCGTCTTGCTGTCGGATTCGCAAAGGTCGCAACTGTCGGTATCGCTGTTGGTGCTGTTGTCGGCAAACAGTTAGTTGATGCTGCTTCATCGTTGGCTGAGTCTCAGTCAAAGGTGAATGTGGTGTTCGGTGACTCCGCTAAGGCTGTTACTGATTTCGCTAACACTGCTGCAGAGAAGATGGGTATGAGCAAGCAGGCTGCGTTGGAGGCTGCAGGTACTTTCGGAAACTTGATCCAAGCGTTCGGGCTTGGTCAGACACAAGCGAAAGACATGAGTACCACGCTTGTGCAGTTGGCTTCCGATCTTGCTTCGTTCAATAACACCAGCACTGAGGATGCGATTGAGGCTCTGCGTTCTGGTTTGTCTGGTGAAACCGAACCGTTGAAGAGATACGGCGTTGCATTGAATGATGTTCGATTGAAGCAGATCGCAATGAATATGGGCTTGTATAAGGGGAAGGGTGCGCTGGATATCACCGCTAAGACACAGGCTGCGTATGCGCTCATTCTGCAAGATACTGCTTTGGCTCAGGGTGACTATGCGAGAACTGCTGATGGTGTGGCTAACAGGCAGCGCACTTTGCAGGCAGCGTTCCAAGATGTGAAGGCTGAGATCGGCACAGCGTTGATTCCTGTTTATCAGGCTTTGCTTGGTTTCTTGCAGGAGCGTGTGATTCCTGCGTTCAGGGAGTTCGCTCGCATTCTTGGTGAGCAGGGTATGGGTGCAGCATTCAAGTATCTGGCTGGTCAGGTTCTTGGCAGTATCAAGAATCTGGGTGCATTTGGTACTGCTGTTTATGTGCTCATTGCTGCGTTCGCTACTTTGCGTCTTGCCACGATCACCTACACGATTGCGAGTGGTGCGTTCACTGTTGCTTTGACTGCTGCTAAGGCTGGTCTGCTTGGTGCTACTGCAGCACAGTGGTCATTGAATACGGCTATGACCGCTAATCCGTTCGGTCTGATTGTTGCTGCAGTTGTGGCTCTTGTTGCTGCTATCGGTTTCTTGTTGATCAAGTTTGGTTTGTTGCAGAAAGCCTTTGGTGCGATCAAGGCTATTGGTGGTGCAGTCGCAGGATTCTTCCAACGGAATAAGGAACTGCATTTGCAGAACGCTCGTGCAGCAGAAGTTCAATCTGCTGCTTTGCGCAATTTGGAGAACAGATACAAGGGAGTGTCAAAGAGTGCTGCATCAACAAATGAGAAGTCATACAAGTTCTTTCGTGACTCTGAGACTGGTGCGCTTGCGATGCGTCAGGCAGCAGGTAGTGCAGGCGACTTTGATTCGGCTGTTGGTGGGGCTGGCAAGACTGTTGAGACGGCTGCGGAGAAACTAAAGAAATACATAGATGCTGCACGAGGCTTGACCAACGCTCAGCGTTCAGCCCGTGATGCTACAGACAACCTGAAGAAAACTCAGGATGAGCAGAAGAGCATCTCAGAGAAGTTGATCGCTGCACAGGACAAATTGCGCAGGATCACTCAAGGCTATGGTGCTGACAGCACTGAGGCTAAGGATAAGCAGAAGGCATTGGATAAGGCGCAGAGGGCTGTGGAGCGTTCTGGTTACGATGTGGAGAACGCCATCTTTGCAGTGAAGGATGCGGAGAAGGAACTTGCCGATCTGCGCAAAGACCCAACTTCCTCTGCGCAAACTATTCGTGAGGCTGAACTGAAGTTGGCTGAAGCCAAGTTGCGTGTCGCTGATGCGAACGATGCGCAGGCTGAAGCAGTCAAGGCTGTAACTGAAGCACAGCGTGACCTGAACGAAACAGTCAATGGTGCATCTGAGGAATCTGAAACCTACAAGGATGCGCTCGCTGAGGTGAACGCACTATTGAAGGATCAGGAAGCCAATGAACGAGCATTGATCAAGGCGCAGGAAGATGTGCGTGATGCCACGCTGGAGTTGATTGAGGCACAGAAGGAACTGAACAATGTGCGCAAGGAGACTCCTGCAGCGATCATCACACAGGCTGAGAATCTGCTGACTGTTGGTGGAACTGGAACTACTACTGGTGGTGCTGGCTTGACAGTGCGTAGTGGTGGTGGCGCAGCCATTCCAGCAAGCCTGTTCGGTGGTGGCTCTGCGATACGAGATCGGATGCTTGACCTCATCCCGTTCGCTAAGGGTGGCATCGTGACTGCACCTACTGTCGGTCTGGTGGGTGAGGCTGGTAGCGAGGCGATCATTCCGTTGGATCGTCTGGGTTCAGGCATGACAGTGAATGTGACTATCAATGCTGGTATGGGTGTTGATCCTGCAGTTGTTGGTGATGAGATCGTGAATGTGTTGCAGCGTTACAACAGACGAAATGGTGCGTTGCCACTGAAGGTCGCATAATGGCTTCAACGCTTGCGTGGGGTGAGCAGATCACCGTTCTGATGGAGTTGGGGTTTGAGGTCAATGTGTTCACATTGGACTCTGTTGAGGATGGCATTCTGGATGACGACTATTTGGGTGGCACTCTTGTTGGTGATGATGTGTCTGAATATTGTCAGCAGGTCACTATCAATCGTGGTCGCCCAGACCAGTTGCAGAACTTCAATGCTGGTACTTGCAGTGTGACGCTGTTGAATCGGGATCGTAGATTTGATCCAACGAATCAGGACAGCCCGTATTGGAATCCAGCCACAGGCAAATCTGGTGTGACTCCCCGTAGGAAGGTGACGATTCTTTCTGGTGGTGTTCCTTTGTTCACTGGTCGCATCACAGATATTGATATTGCGTATGAGCCGAATCAGCCGACAGCAACACAGGACAATTCAACGGTGATGATCACTGCTGCAGATGACTTTGTGCTGCTCGCAAATACTTACATTGGGAATGCCATCACGCCATCTTCTCAGTTGTCTGGTGCAAGAGTATCCAGCATTCTTGATTTGACTGAGGTGAATTATCCTGCGACACGAGACATTGACTCTGGAACTGCAACGCTTGGTGGTGGTGCAACCTTTGAGATCGCTGCGAACACGAATGTTCTCACCTATCTGCAGAATGTAGCGACAGCAGAGCAAGGCTATTTCTTTATTGCTGCTGATGGTGATTTGACTTTCACGGATCGTGTCGCAGCCTCATTCACTCCATCATCGGCAATCTTTTCTGATACTGGTAGTGATCTCCCGTACACAGCACTTTCTGTTCTGTATGGGCAAGAGTTTCTTTACAACAAAGTTGTGACCTCAATCGTTGATGGCACAGACCAAACAGCAAATGATGCGACCTCGCAAGCGAACTACGGTATCTCCACACTGAACCTATCTGGGTTGCTGCTAGAAGATGACGCTGCTGCAGCCACGCTCGCAGCCGATCTGCTGGAAAAATACAAAGAACCCCAGTATCGGTTTGATCGTCTGCAGACTCTTTACAACGCTTTGGATGTATCGGATCAGGCAACAGTGACAGCGTTGGAGTTGGCTGATGTAATCAGTATCACTCGCACCTATCCAGTTGGATCACCTGCATCAGTAACACAGGAATACAGCATTGAGGCGATACGCCACAGCATCACTCCGTCTGAGCATCGGGTGGAGATTCAGTTGGCTGTTGCTGATCTGGTGTACCCATTCACACTGGATGATGCGGTGTATGGGGTTCTAGACTCTACAAACGCTCTCACCTAACGGATACACTCGGAGGCATTATGGCAGGCGCAGGATCAAAGTTGTTCACCAGTGGATCGGTGCTGACTGCAGAACAGGTTAATACCTACCTGATGGATCAAACCATCATGACTTTCGCTTCTACGAGCGCACGAGATGCAGCGTTTGGTGGTGCTGGCGAGGCGACTTTGAGTGAGGGGATGTTTGCGTTCACGACTGATACGAACACGCTGTGGCTTTACACGGGTGCGACTGATGGTTGGGTGAATGTGCTTGGATCGGATATCGGTCAGCAGGCTTTGTCTAATCGTAATGTGATTATCAATGGTGCGATGCAGGTTGCACAACGAGGAACATCCACAGCCAGCCTCACGGCTTCTGGTTATTACACAGCAGACCGATTTCGCATTGCCGCATCCTCTTTGGGTACATGGACACAATCAGTTGAGGCTGATGCGCCTACTGGGTCTGGTTTCCGTAAATCGCTGAAGATGCTTTGCACGACAGCCGATGCCTCCCCAGCAGCATCTGATGTGGTGAGAATAGACCAACTGTTAGAGGGTCAGAATCTTCAGCAATTTGCGAAAGGAACTTCGTCTGCAAAACAGTTCAGTTTGTCGTTCTGGGTGAAGTCAAATGTGACTGGAACATACATTGCAGAGTTGTCTGATGTTGATAACACTCGGCAAGTGTCTGCCTCGTACACGGTTTCTGCTTCAGCAACTTGGGAGAAGAAAACTATCACTTTCCCTGCGGATACGACTGGTGCTTTTGATAACGATAATGCGGAAAGTTTGCAGGTTCGTTGGTGGCTTGGTGCTGGAACAGATTTCACTTCAGGAACATTGAATACGAGTTGGGCTTCTTCAACCAATGCGAATCGTGCGGTCGGTCAAACCAATCTCGCTGCTGCCACGAACAATTATTGGCAGGTGACGGGTGTGCAGTTGGAGGCTGGTGCGGTAGCAACACCGTTTGAGTTTGAGGATTTCGGCATCACACTTACTAAGTGTCAGCGTTACTACGAAAAAACCTATGACACTACTGTTGCTCCAGCAACAGCAACAAATGTTGGTTTTCTTGGAGTTGGCGGACCAGACAGTGTTGCTTCGCTTTATGTGTGGAGCAGTTGGAGATACAAAGTTGATAAACGGGCTGTACCAACAGTAACGATTTATGATATTGCTGGAACAAGCGGAAAAGTTACTGGGTGGCAATCTGGTTCGTCTACAAACAATCTCACCCCGAATAATGCAAATTGGATAAACGGAGTATCTTCACACGCTGTTCTTTTCCAAGCGAACTATGCAGGCTTCTATTATCAGGCTGTTTCTAGCGCAGAACTGTAAAGGATAAATGATGTTCAAGATTGTGCGACCAGCATTGGGTGATGAGTGGATTGAAATGACAGTCAATGGTGTCGTTTCATGTGTGCCAATGGATGAATCCAACACCGATTATCAGACCTATCTTGCTTGGGTTGCTGAGGGGAACACGGCTGAGGAATGGTCGCCTGAAGCGTAAGCGATGTGCGTAACACACGCTGGCTCATCTTTCTTCCTGTTGCTGTTCTAGCGTTCGCTTCTCCAACACAGGCGGTTTCGTTCTCTGATCCGTTTGATGATCTGTCGCAGTGGACTGTTGTTCGTAACGGTGGGAACGGTGTTGTTGCTAATGGTGCTTTGAGGTTCTCTTACGGGTGGGGTGAGGTTGTGAGAAGCATCCTTGTATCTGAACCATCGCTCATCACCGTGACTGTGATTGTTGATAACAGTCAGAGCAACAGCATCGGGTGGGGTGCGCCGATCCCCGATTCGTATCGTGTTGGGGTTGGTGGGAATGCGCTCGTATCCAATGAGATACATGGTGTTCGTTCCGTGTCGGTGTCTTATGAGGCTGAAACGGATGAGAGTGTGCTGATCTCGTTATCGGGTATTGATAACGGGTTCTGGGCTGGCTGGTATGGCACGGTGATGGATGATGCGGTGATCACCGTAGAACCGCTATCACCAGAAGAAGAAACGACAACAACAGAAACGCTAGAAGTTTCATCTACCAGCGATCCAGTATCCACAACGGTAGAAGAACCATCACCATCAACAACAGCAGAAACATCTTCATCTAGTCAGCCTTCTCTAACAGTTCCCGAATCGCAGCCCACAACCAGCACAGTGACGCAAACAACGATGCCAGAAGAATCAACAACACTCCCACAAACATCATCATCATCTCAGACTACTGCTGTGTGGATTCCACCAGCAACAACCACATCCACCACTACGACTACCAGCACAACCACGACTACTTCCACGATCCCTGAAACCACTACAAGCCTGACCACCACAACCCTTGAAGAGACGACCACGAGCAGCACAACCAGCCAGAAACCCACTACAACAACCACCAGCACAAACCCTCCCACAAGCCTCCCAGAACCCTCTCAGAGCCTCCCTGACGCATCAGAAACCCCGACACCTAGCGAGACAACCCCCACAACTTTTCTTTCATCTGAGGCTGTTCCTGAGCCAGTCGCTAACGCACCAGAAGAAGTGAAGGAAGCGTTTGAGGAGCAGGTGAATATCTTTGACGGTGCGCACGAGGATTATGTGCCTGCAGGATCAACGATCAGTGTTGCACAAAGGCGCACAATTGTTGCAGCAACTACAATCTTGATGACTTTGCCAGCACCTGTGAGGCGCAAAACATGAAACGGATTCACGACTACCTGATTGAACACGCTTGGGTGTATTCAGGCACAGGTCTGGTTCTGCTCACGCTCTCTGGCACAACGCTGCGTCAGGCTTTGTGGATTACTTGTCTGACTGTGCTGATACATTTTCTGGCGACCATGCTGAAGAAAGGCGATGATCAATGAAGAAGATGCAGGATATTGCAGGTCGGATTCTGGCTCTGTTTCTCACGA